AACAATGTTTGTTGGACCTGTAGATCTTTTAATAGAAGAAAAAATAATAGATCCAAAGGACTCAAATATCTAGGAGCTAAATGTAAACGCTGTAAAAATAAAGATATTGAAGTATTAACTTTTCATCATACTGATCGGGAAAAAAAATATGATAATCTATCAAGCTTATGGCATCGAGAATGGTCTATTATACAAACAGAATTAGACAAATGCGAACTTCTTTGTGCCAATTGTCACATGAAATTACATAGAAAAGAAAACTTATGACATTCGACAACTGGCTCCACCAAGACGAAGGATTCGGCCCAAGAATAGATAGAATGATTGATGATGTAAAAGTTTCTGTTGAACAAGAGCGAACCGACGATATTATAAAGTGGCTCATGGCGGCATATACCATGGGTCATAGTCAAGGATATGATACTGGATATACGGACGGTGTTTCTGAACAATAATAATTTTAGCTTTAGCACAAGGAAATATAATGAGCAAAAATTCTCTAGAAATTAATGCTGTGGGATCAAAAGTTAAACTGGAAGATGATGTTATTGGAACTATTGTTGGTATTAATATATCTCATGGTAATGTGGTTGTTTATGATGTTGGTTGGTGGAATGGTCGATCTTACTCTAAGGATACTTTCTCTCCTCATCAATTGGTTCCAACCACAGAAGAAAAAATTCGTATAGGGTTTGCGTGAATATGACTACTAGATTATCTAATCCTTTGGATCATCTGATCCAATGCTGTGAGGATGCTATATCTACTGGATACTGGAAGCTGGATAAGTTTACCATTCTTAATGCTAAAGATGAACTTAAAAAACTAAGAGAATCAAAAAAGGATTTGGCTCATGAGCTTTTCAGGGCAAATCAAGAAATTGTGGATATGATCAATGAAAAAATTAAATAATGGTTTATGTCGGGCTGTTGTTCCGTTTTCTTGTACTAAGTCACTATTCTCGTTTTTTGAATTAGTTACCGTTAGGGAATACAATGACTATAATGGAGGTACATACTTAGACGAAATCAATACAGCAGCAGAATATCTAGATTCCTCAAACGCTTACGATGATCCGTTTTATAGAGTATATGGCATATATAAAAACTCCATACCTCGTAAAGCAAAATTTATAGCAGATTTTTTTGATGTGAATGATGCCAGACAATTTTTGCATGATATAACGGGGGAGTCGGTGGACATAGTATCGTATTAAAATGATTAATCATGATTATGTTATAGATACTGATAAGGTTGAAATATCTGACTCTGGTGGTCAGTGCGATTATCTGTATATAAAAAATGAACCACATTTGGGGTTCAAGTCTTTTGCAAAAAAAAACAAAGCCCAACAAGCATACAGAATACAGAAAAAACTTGCTAAACTAGATTTGGCTCCAAAACTATTTTCTGGAATTTGTAGATTGGCCTATTATTATGATCCAAAATTACTGGAGTTCTGGAATCCAACAGAAACTATTACTGGTTGGGGTTTTATTACGGAAAGAGCCGTATTAATGGATTATGAAAACCCAATACCATATAAAAAAATTCAAGATTTAGTGGACAGTATATGGGATAGAACAAAAATGAAATTTTGGGATTGCCACGAAAACAATGTTGGTTATATTAAAAGGGGACGATTTAAAAAACTAGTATGTATAGATACTGGCAAAGAAAGTTTTCAGTGCTATGCTAATGCTTGGGGGTTTGAGCAGCCCGGACCAAAATGTTCGTATTGTTTAAGATATCAATGTAAATGCTCGGAGTATTAAAATTATGCCTTATATTAAAGAAGATAGCAGATTAACGCTGGATGAATGTATTGAAAATATGGTAACTTGTTTAGGATTAAATGCTTTTAGGGCATCATATAGCGAATTAAATAACAAAACTCCAGAACAATTGTCTAATGAAGATTTGCTGAAAATTATAGGCGACATAAACTATGTTTTCAGCCGGGTTTTGGGGGGACTTATGGGACAAATAACATACGGTAAAGTTGCTATGATAACTGGTGTATTAGAAAATATCAAGCAAGAATTTTATCGTAGAGCGGCCAGTCCATACGAAGATAAAAAAATTGCTGAAAACGGAGATATAAAAGAATACAGAAAACTCAAATAGGTGTGTTATATGGCTAAAAGCATGGATGATATTTTTAAAGAAGTCGTTAAAATAACAAAAGATATTAATCAAATAGATGCTAAACACCAAAAAGACCTAGACAATATACAAAAAGCACTTAAAAATTTGACTAGAAAAGTAGATGACATATTGTCTAAAATTCAAGAATTGGAAGTTATTATGGATGCTGCCGAATTTCTTGAAGAACACCTAGATTCATCAGATGATGAAGATAATGAGTGGAGTCCTTACGATAATGAATACGAGCCAGAAGAATACGAAGACTATGGTTATGGTACAGAAGATGAAGACGACGAATAATGGCTAGCCTAGCACTGTTTGCATCATTAGTGTTTTTGATAGTTGTTTTTATTGCTCCGGTATCGTACCTGATATCTTTATGTGTATCTGTTCCCAGGTGGCTTATCTATGTATTAGCCATTATTAATGTAATAATCGGATTATGGTGGTTTTTTTTACCATTACCCGCCATAAGATATGTTGGATTAATAAATGTGTATATTGGATGGATATTGTGCGGCAAGGGGGACAAAAGATAATTCAAGGTTGACAGAGGGTTTGGTCGATGGTATACTTGGGACTCACAGGGAAATTTGACTTTTTGGAGAACCTTCAATGAAATTGGCAGATCGCACAGTTGAGATTCATAGTCGAGGTTTGGATAGCACTAATCAGTTTACGATTGCCCAAACCAGTAAAATGTTTAAGATTTTGTCGGACTCTCTTTATTCCGACAAGGTAATGGCTGTTATTCGTGAGTTGAGTACCAATGCTTACGATGCTCATATTGCCGCCCAGAACCGCAATCCTTTTAAAGTGAGCCTACCCACACAGGCCAGTCCTTCTTTTACTGTGCGTGACTTTGGCACAGGATTGAGTCAGAAGGATATGGAGGAACTGTATACCACATACGGTGCTAGTAATAAGAATGACAGTAATGATTTTGTTGGTTGTCTTGGTCTTGGTAGCAAGAGTCCTTTTGCTTATACAAAGAGTTTTAGTACCACATCTTATTATAACGGCAAGAAATATTCTTATATTGCTGCTATGGATGAGAACGGTGTTCCTAGTTTGAATCTTTTTGGTATTACTGATACTAGTGAGCCTAATGGTCTTGAAATTAGTTTTGCTGTTAAGCAGCATGACTTCAATGAATTTACCAACAAAAGCAAGAGAATTTTCCACTACTTCAAGATGAAGCCAATTATTGATGGTGGCGTTTGTGATTCTATCAAAGACCACTCATATTCTCATCATAATGTTGTGATTGAGGGTGATGGATGGAAGATTGGACGTATTTCTAACCATAGTCACCAATATCCAAGCGGATATAATAATCCGGGTAGTGGTATTATTGCTATTATGGGCAATATTGCTTACCCTGTTGATGCTAATAAGATTATTGGCGAAGAAAAAGAGGTTGAAAACGACGCTATTCAGAAGTGGAATAGAACATTCAAGAAGGTTGACGTTGATAACTGGAAGAATCTAGTCAGAGAGGTTCTGGGAGCCGGATTGTACCTTGAGATTCAGTTTGGTATTGGCGAACTAGAAATGGATGTTAGCCGCGAAGGTTTGCAGTATACCAAGCAAGTTATTAAGAATCTGCGAGATAAGACTCAGCAAATTTATCTTTCTCTCAAGGAAGATATGACCAAAAAGTTGGAGCTGTGTACCAATCTTGTTGATGCTTATACTACCTATTATAATCTGAGCGATCTTGCTGGTGGCTGGACTGCGGGAGCATCATGGACCGATCCAGATGGTAAGGTGCATGAACTGAGCAGTGGCAAAGACCTTGAATATAAGTTCAAGAAAAGCAAGCAACTCTATGTTTTTAATTGGAGAACTGCTGGATACCGTTCTCGTCGCATGATTTATCTTACAGATAAGATTCATCATGAAACATTGCAGGGTAAGCCCGCTTACTATTGGAGTAACGAAAAGAAGTCTGGGAAGATGGTTTTCTTTCGCTCTGATGTTAAGGGGGCTGAGACTGCTAAGAAGATTGTGACTAAATATTGCAATCAGAATGATTGTTTTGCTTATCTTATGATTGACAGCGATAATCCAGAAGATTCTACTGACGGTTTTGATGATGTTATCAAGCATATTGGTGGCGAAACCAATGTGGTTAATGTGTCAACTTATCGTAGTCTACTTGCTGGAACAACTCGCAAGAGTAGAGGTTCTACTGGTACAATTAGTAAAGACGAGATTTTTGCAATCTCAAATCTGGGAGCAGACAAGAGTTGTCAGTCTCTTGGAGGTAATGATCTTAATGACTCTTCTTATCTAAAGGAGTTGTCGAATGATCTGGTAGAATACCTTGAGGATGAGGATAACGAGATTGTTTATATTCCGATTCTTCGCTACGGTTCTGTGGGTGGCTATCCAGACATTCATAAGATTGTCGAATTGTCTAAGGATGAACATCTGCCTATTGGTAAAAAGCTGTTTGATAACCAAAAGATTTTTGCTATCAAGCAAAGTGCTGTAGAGAAGATCAAGAAGGATGGGGTTAACCTTGTGTCCTTTAATGAATGGTTCAAGAAGTGGGTGGAGAAAATTTCCAACAAACTGTCTGATAGTGTGTCGGAGTATACTGATATTATCGACTATTGTAGGAAAGAGTATGAAAGTGCCGACTCTTCTTTCAGTACAAACTATTACTATGGATGCAAGCAATCAGATAGACACATCATGTTTCATGTCTTTAATATCTTCGGTCTGGACTATGCCCAGCATATTAAAAATAATGACATGGTTGAACTGATCGACCAGTGGTTGTTGATAGAGTTTTTTGCGGATACTATTAATCACGACGAATTCAACATTCGACGCTTTGATAAGGTCGCATACTACAACAAAATGGCAACCATACTGGCTAGATATAACATGAATGGTCTTGATCCATCAAAGATTAGGAGCAACTATATTAGTCTAAAGAATCTTCAACATAGACTGACAAACATTTATGGTGAAGAGAAGAACCCCGTTGCCAAGGTTCTGTCAAATAAGAGCGATTATAAGATTGTGTCTCAACTGCCTAAAATGAGCGAGTTGCGAAAAAATCTTAAAGAGCAGGTTGACAAGGTGACGATCTTGAAGTATATTGTTGGAGTGACTGAGAACAACGGAAACATTCGACACATCACTAGTCATAATCCTATCAAGGCTTTTGCTAATGGTGGCTATAGGGATAGGCCAGAATGGTGCTGCAAGATTGACGTTGAAGATTTCAAGCAGACTTTGGGTAATTTGATTTAATTTCACAGGAAACAGGAGAAATAAAATGAGTGTTCCTTTTATGTGGGTTGATGGTAATTTGACGCTGATCCTTAACAACAAGGCTCACCAAGTTCTTCCAGATCATATCAACTATAGGTTGATTCTGGAGGCTCTTCCGACTGCTACTAATGATGAATTGGCAGAGTTGGTCGATCTTGAAAAAGCCGTTGCTAACTTTAGTCAGGGATTGGTAGAGGTTAAGAACGGCAAGGTGTTGTATCAAGGCGAGGAAGTGCATGGTAGTATCAGTAAGAGAATTCTGGAGTTTATGAGCAAGGGTTTGCCTTTCCAGCCCCTTGTTAATTTCCTGAATAATCTGATGGAGAATCCAAGTATGCAGAGTCAGACTGAGCTGTATGATTTCTTGGAGCATGAACTTCTTCCGATTACTGAGGACGGTTATTTCCTGGCATATAAGGCAGTGCGTGGGGATTACATGGATAAGTATGCTGGTACTTTTGACAACCATGTTGGCAAGGTTTGCGAAATGCCAAGAGCAAGAGTAGACGATAATCGTTCTGTTGGTTGCTCTAAGGGGCTTCATGCTGGTGCATTGAATTATGTTGCTGGTTATGGCAGTGTCGATGCTGGCGACAGGATTGTGATTGTTAAAATCAATCCAAAGGATGTGGTCAGCGTTCCTAGCGATTGTAATTGTGAAAAGCTTCGTACTTGCCGGTATGAAGTGGTTGGTGAGTATCAGGGCGAACTTCTAAAGCCTCTTTACAAGGCAGAGTTCAGCGAAGATGCTTATTATGAGGATGACGAGGATCTTTATGATGAGTATGATGATGCTTACTGGGATCAGTACGATGAAGATGATGACGAGGACGAAGATGAGGACTATGATCCTGACCAGGATTATTGATTGACGATGGATGTGGTCGCCGTAAAACGCGACCGGAAGAAGATGGTCCGCTGGGCGGATACTAGTTAAAGTGTGGTTCGATTCCACAACCATCTTTTTGAATAGGATGTTGATTCTGATAAGCTATGTGGTTTATCCCGGCATCTCTATGAGTAGTTTTAGTAGGCAGGAACAGGAATAGGAAACGAATTATGTTTAGTGATAAGTTGGCTTTTAATCCCTTTGATAAGAACAATGATGTGAACTGTGGTTTTGCTCAAGATGCTAGAAATAAATTTTTGAACTCTTTTAAGCAAAACAATATTTTTTGCTGGAATGGCAATCCGCGTAAGAAGATTAGTAGTATGAATCACAACAATGGTTCTAACGGTCTTCAATATGCTCTTGAAGCAAATGTAAACAATCGCTCAGATGTTTACTTCTACGTTAATGGTGGACGTAAGCTTTATGCTATCAACCAGTTCACTTGCTGTTTCTGTGACATGGATGCTGGTCGTGATGAACAGGGCGCTTATTTTAAGCCCAGCGTAGTTATGCAGAAAAAGAAGGAGTTCTTGGCTAAGATTAATAGTTTTCCAGTAAAGCCAAGCTGGGTTGTTGATACTCGTAATGGATATCAGTGCTACTGGATTTTTGATGATGCTAGTCGAAAGATTGTAGGTCATAACAAGACCTTCTGGAATGGTCTACAGAAGAAGTTGGTAAATTACTTTGGTGGTGATCCACGAGCGATCAAGCCAAATCAGATTTATCGTGTTCCATATACTTGGTGGCGTAAGGAATGGGAAAAGAAGGCTCCGTATTTTACGAGTCTGCTTCCCGGCAGCACTGGTCAAACAGTTAATGTTGCTGATCTAAAGTCTGCTCTTACTGGTCAACCAGCAACTCTACAGATTATTCCTGAGAAGTGCAGTGACGAATGGTATAGGGGATATGCCAAGGCTTATAAGCAGTCTGATATTACTGGAGTTCCAGTGTCAGCTAATGTTGCTGTGGATATTCTAAATCAGCTTAGAAACGAAGAAACATATAAGAATGTCAAATCTGTTTATGATAGTCATGAGGCTATGAATTATAATCGTGTCTATGGCGATCCTATGCCTGTTATGCCTGTGGACGATGACGATACAGATGCTCTCCAGACGCTTCCAGAGGATGCTGGGGACGAGGATATAAACCTTGATGGGTCACAGACACAACTTTTAAAAACCGTTGTGGAGTTCCTTAATCAAGTCTCGACTCCCCTCTATTTTAGCAACAATAGATTCCTATCTAATGCTGCAAAGGAGTTGGCTAATAAGATTAGTGATAGATTTTGTATTGGATGAGTTTTATCTGTCAGAGGGTATAGAATTTCCTATGCCCTTCTGACGGGAATAATAGGAGAAAAATTATGGGAAGACATATGAATAAACTAGAAGAATTATTGCTTAACGACCCTTCTGCTATGAAAGAATTTGCCGACTTATCAAATCATTACAGGTCAACAAAAGCATTGCATGATCATCTTAAAACAACTGGTTTTAGAGGAAACAAGTTCTACCAAGGATACCAAGTTTTAACTTATATTGTGCGTCGTTTAGGGCTTTCTAAAAGACAGCAGACCTTAAATTAAGAGACCATAATGCACCAAGACGATAACAACCATGACGATGACTACGATGATAGTCAGGACAAGTATAAGCACTATTTTAAGTTTGATCCAGAAGCGTGGGATGCTTGGGGCAAGTGGTTATACGAAGCCATGAACGATATAGTTGCGTCTAGCCCAAACGTGTGGTATATTGGGCCTGGGTTCGATAAGAAGTCGTTTCCTGTGAATAGTTACTTCTCCAATACTGGCAAGGATAAAACCTTACAGTATTTGGGGAATAACTATCAAGGTGTTCCTATATGGAAAAAGAAATACTTTATGTACGATCCCATAGAAATAGAATACAGAAAACATATTGAAGCTAACCCTATACATTTTCTCAAACAGCCACACTATTATCGTGCTATGTTTGAAATTCTGAATTAAAATGGTGTGGTAATTTATGAAAAATAATGAGTGGTTTTTTATAGACGATTTTGATAGTTTTGTTAATAGTGCAAGGTCTCTGGTATTTAAGTTTTTCGGAGAAAATGAGGATCTTGCCTCGGATGATTTTGATATATCTATGGCTGCTTTGTCAAAAACAGATATGAAGGAACTTGATGAAACATTAACATTTGAAGAGTCAGCAGCTATTATTAAAAACAAGGTTAAATCTCAAATCAATAGAAAAACAAAAAAAATTAGATATTGTATCAATGACAACCTTTTAATGCAAATTATAGAGGATCTTAACAGTAGGCTTGTTAGTAATATTCTAAACAATTTGGTGAATAAGGGGGTTCTGGAAAGCGCCTACGATAGCGAACAAAACGATTTTGTATTTTGGATTAAAGAATCTTTGGATAAAGAAAATGATAAAAACACAGATAATCAAAGTTGAGCCAGCACAAGTAGATGCTAGTTTTAAGTATGTGTGTGCTATTTGCTCTCAAGAGCATTGGGTGGAGTTAAGGGAGGTTAGTTGTGATAAATTTGTGATAGTTTGTTTTTGTGGTAATCTTATAAAACCAAAAACAGTTTCAAGGATCAAAATACTTTACAAGAAACCTAAACAAAAAAACAGAAAACCAGAAGAAGATATAAACAGAAACGTTTTAAAATCTGTTTGTAAAACACTATCTCAGTATGGGTTTTCTGAAACAGAGGTGCTTGATATTGTTAGAAAACACTCTGTAGATATATCGCAGTATCATAATCAAGTTGATTTGGTAAAAGCTATAATAAAATTATTTGGAGACAACAATGGCTAATATTATTAGACCTACTTCTTTTGACGGTATTATCGGACAGTCCGATGTAATAAATAGGTTGCGTATCATAGTTACAGGATGTAAAATGTCTAGAGATACAATGCCTCATGTCTTAATTGATGGTCCTCCTGGGTTGGGAAAAACAACTATGGCTAGTGCTATTGCCAAAGAAATGGAGGTCAATCTATATACTATTAATGGAGCAAATATTAGAAGTGTAAAAAATATTTTACCATATATCATGGGGATGGAGTCTAGATCTGTTTTGTTTATAGATGAAATACATAGGCTACCAAAAATAGTAGAAGAATTTTTGTATCCAGTAATGGAAGATTTTGAGCTTAATATACTGGTAAAGGATCAAGAAGACAAAGATAAACCAGAAACTATTAAGTTGCCTCAATTTACTATTATTGGTGCCACAACCAGCGGAGGCTCGTTAAGCCAGCCTTTCTATGATCGTTTTCAAATCAAAGAGCATTTATCGTTCTATAGCGATAATGAACTAGCTAAACTAGCAAAGTCAAACGCAACCAAGCTCGGACTAATGGTATCTGACGAAGATCTATTGGAGATAGCAAAAAGAAGTAAAGGTACTCCGAGAATACTTAATAGTAGATTGAATTGGTATAAGAATTGCATAGCGTATTATGCTAATCCGTCAATGTCTATTGAAGAAATTTTTAGTGGACAGGGTATAGATGAGTGTGGTCTAGATATTTATGATAGATTGTATCTAGAGGTTCTGCGCAAGTCTAAAGGAAGCCCATTAGGTCTCAAGAGTATTTCTTCGATGACTGGAATTGCAGTAGAAACAATAGAAAATAATATCGAACCGTTCTTGATTAGAAAAGGATTGGTTGTCAGAACACAAAAGGGCAGAGTTATAGGCTCTGGTAAACCATGAAAACAACATCTATATATCTTTCTATGATTCTAGCAATATCTTCTGTATTATATATTGCATATGCTGGTTCTCCTGTTTACGTAGAAAGTTTAGTCGATGCTATGGCAGAATCAGAAAGTACAGGCAAAGATATTTTTGTAATATTTACAGCCGATTGGTGTGGGGCTTGTAGAGTGATGAAAAAAGATATTGATAAAAATCCACAATTTTTAGAATCTTATATTGTGTGTATGATAGACTATGATACAAACCCAGATCTGATAAAAGAGTATGGGGTAAGAACTATCCCTGATTATTTTGTTCTAAAGAATAAAAAAGAGATTAAAAGAAGAAAGGGGTATAGTAATATTATTAAATTACGGGAATGGATTCAAGATGACAAATGAACAATTGACAATATTAATTTGTGTAGTTTGCATAGCCTCTCTTTTAATGGTAGGGGCATGTCTTTTTTTTATAGGCTATTTCTTTGGCAAGTATTCTGCGGTGGGTGTATCTAATACTGTATTTCGTTCTAAGTCAAACACTGATCAGAGCCTATTAAAAAATCATCAAATAAAAATAGATGATAAAAAAATAGTAACAGAAATAAGTACCGAGGGTCTGGAAAAGAAATATGATAAACTTGGGGAAACCAAGAAATCAGATGAGAATATAACAAATTCAATCAATAAACTGAAAAATATAAAGAGGTGATATATGAGTTGTGGACTAGATGTTGGAACTAGTTTTATAGTATTATCAAAAGAAGACGCAAGTGGCGGATTAGTTTATAAAGATTTTAGAGATGCTTTCTATATTATAAAACCCACAACTCCCGTTGCCACCAAAATGATAGAGAAAGGCTTGTCTGGCAAAGTTTTTATAAAAGATACTGATGGGTCCTTTATTTTATTGGGCAAAGACGCTATAGAAAAAGCTATAGAAAGAAATGATACCGCAAAAAGACCAATGTATAAGGGCGTAGTATCAGCAAAAGAAAAAGAAGCCAAGAAGGTTTTGTCTTTTATTCTCAAGGAGGTGGTTGGTCAAGCTTCTGAAACAGGAGAAAAGCTGGTATTCTGCGTTCCTGCACAACCAGTGGATCAAGAAGATGAAGATTTTGATGTCGGGTATCATGAAGACGTTGTAAAAGCCATACTATCAGAGTGTGGCTATGCTGCTAGAGCAATTAATGAGGCAGAGGCTCTTTGCTATGCGGAACTTGAAACAAGTGACTATACTGGTATTGCTATTAGTTGTGGTGCTGGTATGACCAATGTTTGCGTTATGTTGAACGGTGAACCTACGGTTACTTTTAGCACAACCAAAAGTGGTGACTGGATCGACAGAATGAGTGCTGTTGCAACAGGCGAACCGGACAGTGTTGTTCAAGCCGAAAAAGAGAACGGAGGATTCGTAATAGGAGAAGACAATAGCAATCCTATTCTTTCTGCTGTCTCGTCATATTATGAACGTCTTATAGACTATACAACAAAACAATTATCGGCTGCATTATTAGGTCATAAGCTGTTGCCTAAATTTAAAGAACCGTTAACAGTGGTTGTGGCTGGCGGAACTTCCCAAGCCAAAGGTTATATAGAACTTTTTCAAGCAAAATTAACAGAAAACAATTTTCCGCTACCTGTTAAAGAGGTAAAACATGCTAACGATCCTCTTCATGCCGTATCTAAAGGATGCTTGATAGCTGCAAAGGTTTTATAAAATGTTGAGCTTTTTAAAGTTAAGATATGCTAAAAGATCCCCAGGTTGGTCTGCAATCAGAAAAAAACACCTTTTGGAAAACGGATTTTGTGCTGCGTGTGGTAAAACTAAAAATTTAGAAGTCCACCACATCAAGCCTGTGCATCTGTTTCCTGATTTAGAACTAGAGTTATCTAATTTAGTCACATTATGCGCTGATCCTTGCCATATAGTTTTTGGGCATTTTATGGACTTTAAAAAGTGGAATAAGACAGTCTTGTATGATTGTTCTGAGTATTTTAAAAAACTAAAATTATTCCATTAAAATAGTGTATATTATATTGGCCTATATAATCAGGAATCTAAAATGGCAATTAGAAAACGAAAAAACGATTGCGGATTATTTCCTTATGTAAGAGAGGATATATTTGGTGATTTTGATCAATCTCAGAGTGAAGCTTGGTCTATTGCCAGAATGAGCGTTCCCAATTTGTGGAAGTATTCTCAGGGAGAAGGGGTCACTGTTGCTGTTATCGATAGCGGTTGCGATCTTAATCATATAGATCTAAAAGATAATTATGTTCAAGGAAAAAACTTTGTAGAACCAAACAAAGACCCGACTGACGAAAACAGTCATGGCACTCATGTTGCCGGGACAATAGCGGCAATAAATAATAGGTACGGTGTGGTCGGTGTGGCACCCAAAACAAAAATTATGCCATTAAAAGTATTTGGTGCCGATGGGAGAGGATCTAATTCAAGTGTTGCTGCGGCTGTAGCGTGGGCAGCTGATCGTGGTGTAGATTTGATTTGTATGTCATTAGGGTCTCCATACGAATCCAACGAATTGCACAAGGCCATAAACTATGCGGTCAACAAAGGCGTGGTTTCTTTTTGTGCAGCAGGTAATGGTGGAGAATCATCCGATATATACTATCCGGCTAAATATACCGAAACAGTAAGCATAGGTGCTGTGGATAGCAAATTATATAGAGCTTTTTTTACATGTAAAGGTGATGAATTAGATTTTTTAGCTCCTGGACAAGACATACTAAGCACAATACCAAATGGATATGCTCTAATGAGTGGTACTAGTATGGCTAATCCGTTTGCTGTTGGGTGTGCAGCTTTGCTAAAATCATATATTAAAAAAAATAATATTAACATTAATTTACGAAACTCAGAAGATTATATACGTAATCTAAAAAAATATGTAACCAATTTAAATAACCCAAATCACTCTAACCGCAGAGAGTACGAGGGATACGGTTTATTAGATTGTAGAAAAATGGAAGCATGGCGGGGTTTAGATTAGAAAACATATAGTCTGAGGTGATGTCATGATAAAAAAAATTACAGCTATTTGGATAGTCTGCTTAAGTATTGGGTCAGTTATGGCTGGCACAATAGATCCTAATATTAATGATCAAAAATATATAGAGTATGGTTCTAAATTCAAAAATATAGTAAGACTATGCTGTAAAGATGGGGACGGTATGTTTGGTTGTGGGTCTGGGGTAGTGATTAGTAAACATTGGGTGATTACAGCAGCCCATATTGTTTATAAGGGTAGCGACTGTTCTATTAAAATAGATGACAGAAAATATGATATAGATAAGGTGATAATACATAATGGCTATCGTGATAGTGTTTTTGGCAAAGATGATGTTGCTCTATGCTATATTAAAGAAGAGATTGTTATGGATTTTTATCCAGAAATATATGGGGATAGTGATGAATCAGGCAAGCTATGTAGTATGGCTGGTTGGGGTTTTACCGGAACCTTTAATTCTGGAGCCATGAAACACGACGGCAAGCGTAGGGCAGGATCTAACATCATAGATAGATTTGAGCGTTCTGTATTGATCTGCTCTCCTTCTCGCAGGGGTGCTGGTCATACTGAGCTAGAATTTTTAATAGCCAGCGGAGATAGCGGCGGGGGATTATTTATAGGTAATAAATTAGCCGGTATACATTCTTCTGTATTGGCTATTGACAAAAAACCGGACTCTACTTACTCCGATGAGAGTTGCCATACCAGATTGAGTCTGTACAAAGAATGGATAGATCAAACTACTAAGGACTAGATTTGTATTTCAATAATATTTGAACCAAGTCCGGTGATTCTAGGAGTATCTGTCCAGGAATGTATAAGATTATGAAACTCTACTGATATTAAATATCCTATATGTCTATCTTTTGATGTATCTAAATCTATGTATGTTCCATAGTATTCTGGATGTCTATCGACGAAATCAATAAGACCAGTAATATCTTCATTATAATTAGTGATTCTAACAATATTATTTCGATTAAAATCAGATCCAGAATATATTTGTGCTAAAGCGCTGTCAAAATCAGCTGGAATTTCTTTAATGTAATGCCATATTGTATTATAATAGTTTCCTGTAATCCATTGTCTGTAATCTATTGGGCCAAGAGACGGCTGAAGAGTTGATACAAAACCGTGAGCATGATGACATATCTGAACATTGGTTACAAAAGAACGAAAACCGTAATACGTTAAGGCTGGCAAAAGATCATCTATAGCCTGTCTGTCTCTGTAGTAGCTAAAATTGTTTAGGATGAACTCAGCAGCTCTTCTTTTTATCAGATAACCCCACGCCCCTGTAGATTTAAAGTTTTTTGACAGATGCGGGCTTATCGGTATGCATCTTTTCTTGCCATTAAAACCCAAGCACACAACGTCCCATTCTGTATTTAATAGATGTTCTGATAGTATTTTTAAGTAGTCTGATGTTTTTTTGTTTATATGTGGTTCTGTTACAAATACATTGTCGTAAAGCTGAAAATCGTCTTCCGCAATAAATAAAGAATCATGTCCTGAATTAATAGCCGAAGATAAAGCAGCACAATGGCTTTTTGTTGCTGATGCTTGGTGTAGGGGATCTTTTAGGGCGGGGAATCTATGTAGATCTGTTATTTGAAACTGATCTATTTGTTTTTTAACATTATCTAGTCTTTCTGTGGAAGAATCTAGATTAATGAAAAACCCTATGTCTGCTAGTTCGGACCCTAAAATAGAAAACATGTTATGTTATAGATCAAAATTTAAAGATTTACGTTTATGGAATAGTTGTTCGTCGTGACTATTAAATATCCAGTTTCTATTTGCTGTAGGATCCGATATTACATAGTGATGAGCAAATAATTGTTTAGGTATATATGTATGTTTATTTAAGATTTTAGCCACCTCCATGTATTCATTATCACAAAAAATGGTTTTGTACGCTGGATGATATATGTATTTGAACCTATTGTAATAATTACGACCCATAATACAGCCTATGTCTAGTCTTTCTTCCCAGCTAGGATTCATATAATGCAGCGGGCCGTCCAAGTCTGGGTGATGAATTAAAAAATCTTCTGCAATAATATCGTCATAGTTTTGTACTATAGGATATAGGTCGTCTGCTGCTAGTATTAAGATATCAAAATCAGTAATATTCTCTAGATTCGCATTAATGGCTTCTATTTTATTTTGTGAATTACCGTAATAGAATCTAAGATTGGGAATAGAAGATAAGTAGATTTTGATGTCTTCTGTATTCATCAATTCGTCATCCTTATCAAAAGTACACACAAAAGAAATGATGTGTTTAGAAGAAGCCATAGATGTATACTGATTAATGGCATACTGGAATTTGTCTGGCCTGCCTCGACTCGGAAATTTAATAAGAAATCTCATAAGCTATTCTTGTATTAATGTATAGTGATCCGGATGTCTATTGTTATATTCGTCATATATTTCCCCAACAAATTCTTTATTTATTCTATTAGTAGGAAAATTCTTGGCATTAGGTTCGTTGTATGCTCTGTAATTATCGTGTATCATAGAGTGATCAACCACAAATGGATATACACAAGACCTAAGAAAATTTTGATCTACTTGCCAAAAATTATCTTTAACAAAACCGGCCATATCAATAGATAATTTGTTAAGTAAATTATTTCTAACCCCCCACATTCCTCCTAAAATCTGTGTGTTATGGAATGGATGGTCCCTCATGATATGAAAATCTTTATCGGATAATAACCATTCGTCTACTGCTTGTTTTTCTCTTTCGCTAAGGCGACTGTCTGTGTCTCTGGACACCATAATATCAACAGATTCATCGAAAGCAGGTAAAAATCTCCAAAACATACCAGACCAATCTCCGGCTTGGTCCATTATTATTACATCTGTATTATCCAGTTTTTTGAGTTCTTTAATGGTTAATGAAGGAACAGATTGACCTATATAGAATTTGCAAAGCCAATCTTTGTATAGATTCTGTGCTATCTTGGCATTTTCTATAGCTCCCATATTGTATTTGGGATTATTGCCCCATAAACTAAAAGCAATAATTTTAAGCATTATAGACTACCAGTTATTCTTTCACACCACCCCTTTGATGCGCTGTAAGGCCACACCACCCAGTAATGGGGTTTAATATCTGTTGGAAATTCTCTCCAGACCTTACAGTATTTATCTGGATCATTCATCATCATTTGTATTTCGTTTTTATCTGCGTCTTTTCTAAAGAGAGTATTGTCTTCTTTGTCATGGAAAGCAACGACCCAAAAATCATAGTCTTTTTCTGGAACCCTATCATATCCGATATCTATACAGTGCTTAAAAATACTTAAAAATCCACCCTCAAAAGTTTCTTCATCGGCAAATTGATTTGGATCAGGGGGTGCTTTATGTTCTAGTACGTGTTTTTGTATGGCCCTTCTCTTAAAGCTTAATCCGGCATATCTCTCATAGTCTCTTAATGTTCGAGTTGTACCGAAACCATATTTACCAAAATCTATGTCTTGAACTTCGCCATCCATACCAAATAATTTACGGTTTCTAAGATGGGAGTTATTATTTCTTTGGACCCAAACCGGATCATCATCCCACTGTTTGGTTCTTCCTTTTCTTGTATACTCATGCCAGCATATTACCTTATTCGGATGATATAAGTCGTATCCATGGGTAAACGCTCGTACAGCTATACTAATTTCTTCGCCATGAAAATAATATTCAGGATCGTGCTGAACCTCTTTAGCGAAAGCTCCTACACTAAAAGCGAAGTGGGCACTATAAAATCTTGCTGGTAGTGGTTTGGTCCTATCATCCCAGCTATCAAATGAAGCAGGGAGGAAGAACACTGCCCCTTCTGGGATAAACCTATCAAAATTCATTTTCCATGGCTCTTGAACCCTTGCTGCCGGATCATTGTCTGGGTCAAAACTAGGAATATATGCTGTTATCAAAGGTTTTGGAGAACCGTTCTTCTGGAGTTCTGTTATCATATCAATTAGTATAGCATCCCAATCTTGAACGAATCTGTGGTGACTATCTAATTGTAGGGTATATGTTTCGTCTTCATATAATTGTTGAACAGCATTTCTTGCCCAACACACCCCCTTTGATTCTTTATAGTTTATGTCTAGGATTCTGAATCTAGAGTCTGACTTATATACTGATATATCGTCCCATTCGTCTCCTTCTTTGTGCTGCCAAGCAATGCCTATGCGTAGATTATCTGGATATTTAGCTTTAGCAATCATATCGTTTAGAGTGGGTAACAATTGAGGATCTCTATATGCTGCTATTTGTATAAAAATAGTATTTGGTTCTGATTTGTTAGTTTTCTTTTCTTTCGTGCGACTCATAAAAATGAACTCTGTTGTGTGTGATAGGGGATGCTAATAATATTGCTGATTTTACTTTGTTTTCTTTGGTAAGGCTATATATGTGACTCATCCATGTTTGCTCAAACGGATTAGCCCATGTAGTGTCCAAAAATAGTTTCTGATTGCCTTCTTGATCTATTATATGCGGCCAGTTGCAATAGTAAATCTCTCCTTCGCAGTAAGGTGTTTGGTTTATAGATTTGATGTGAGAATACTGCGTTAAAGGTTTTTTGTTTGTATTACCAAAGTATTCAATACGTTTATGGTGAGGAACATTATGCCAAGCCCACTGATCTCCATTGTGTCCATAAAACTCGCTAAAACTGAATTTCAAAAAATCATACTCTTCAATATCCATTATTCTTACCACTGTTTGAAATAAATTATTGACCTTTTTAGGAAAACCAAAAGGGCATCTGCTGTCACTTAAATCTATTAGCATATCATCCTCAAAGAACATCATATATTTAGCGCCTAGCTCTTTAAAGTGTTCGGCAGCTAATTGTCTGGCTCTGCATATTCCAAGATTACCTTTTCTTATTTCTGTAAATCCATATTTAGAAGAAATTTTATCATATTCAGGAAATAAATCTTCTTTGGTTGAATTATTTATCAAATATTTTTGTGTTTTAGTAATAAAATTATTATCATATTTTTCAAAAGAATCTAAAACCATTTGTAGCTGATCTGGAG